TATGCTAGGCCTACCATCAGGTGTAAAATAGTATTATAATGAGGTTATATGTTACAAAAATTAGGATTTGTACCTGGGTTTAATAAACAAGTCACAGAGACCGGGGCCGAGGGACAATGGTTTGATGGCGACAATGTTAGGTTTAGATACGGCACTCCAGAAAAAATTGGTGGTTGGACACAGTTAGGTGCAGATAAATTAACAGGTGCAGCTAGAGCTATTCATCAATGGGATGATAATGCTGGTATTAAATATTCAGCAATAGGAACTAATAGAATTTTATATGTGTACTCAGGCGGTACGTATTATGACATACATCCTATAAGAGCTACACTTACAGGTGCTAATTTTACAAGCACATTAAATCAAAATGTTCTTACAATTACTTGCACAGGTGCACATGGATTAGCAGAAAAAGATATTGTAATGCTAGACAGTGTAACTATTCCTGCCTCATCAAGTTATAGTGCTACAGATTTTGAAGATAAAAAATTTATGGTAACTGCCATACCTACGACTACAACTTTTACTATTACAATGGAATCTACGGAAACCGGCACACCAATGAGTGCAACAGGATCTACGTCTGTTTTATGTTACTACCACGTAGGACCAGCACAACAACTTGGAGGTTTTGGTTGGGGTACAGGTCTATACGGTGGAACAGCTTTAGGAGCAGCTACAACTACATTGTCAACTGCTATAACAGATTTAGTAACAACAGATATTGTGTTAGCAAACACTGCAGCTTTTCCATCATCAGGAGAAATTAGAATTGGTACAGAAGATATAAGTTTTACAAGTAACAATACCTCTACAAATACTTTAAGCGGAGGAGCAAGAGGAGTTAACGGAACAACAAAAGCAACACATAGTGGTGGAGCAAGTGTTTTAAACATATCAGATTATGTTGCATGGGGTGACCCGTCTAACGCTGACTTTACTATTGATCCTGGAATGTGGGTATTAGATAACTATGGAACAAAATTAATTGCACTTATTTATAATGGTCAATGTTTTGAATGGGATGCTTCTGCTGGAAATGCTACATCTACTAGAGCAACACTATTAGCTAATGCACCAACAGCGTCACGTCATGTATTGGTATCTACACCGGATAGACACTTAGTATTTTTTGGTACAGAAACTACAGTAGGTAATACTGCTACTCAAGACGACATGTTTATAAGATTTTCATCTCAAGAAAGTATTGATGAAACAGATTCTTACACAGTCAAAGCAAACAATACCGCCGGCACACAAAGACTTGCCGATGGTTCTAAAATTATGGGAGCCATTAAAGGTAGAGATGCAATTTATGTATGGACCGACACAGCATTATTTCTTATGAAATTTGTAGGCCAACCATTTACATTCTCATTTGAACAAGTAGGAACTAACTGTGGATTGTTTGGTAAAAATGCATGTATAGAAGTTGATGGTTCTGCTTACTGGATGTCCGAGAATGGATTCTTTACTTACGATGGTCAGTTAAAATCTATGCCGTGTCTTGTCGAAGACCATGTATACGATGATATTAATGCTACTAGTAGAGATTTAATTAATGCAGGATTAAATAATTTGTTTGGAGAAATAAGTTGGTTTTATTGTACTTCTGCATCAGATTCAGTTAACAGGGTTGTTACATATAATTATTTAGACTCTAGTCCTAAACGTCCTATATGGACAACAGGTACTTTACCCAGAACAGCGTGGCAAGATTCTGCAGTATTTGATAAACCACATGCCACATTTTATGATTCTACAGATAATGCAGCTAGTGATTGCACTGGAAATACTGATGGTATTACTATATACTATGAACAGGAAACAGGGACCGATCAAATTAATGCTGGTGGTGTAACAACTGCTATTATAGGTACAATTACTTCTGGTGATTTTGACATTACACAGAAACGAGCTTCTACTGGAGCTGTTGTAGGAATGCCAGATTTAAGAGGAGACGGTGAATTTATTATGAGAATACAAAGATTTATACCAGATTTTATTTCACAAACAGGTAATACCAGAGTTAGTTTTGTAACAAGAAATTATCCAAATAGTTCTGCAACCACAACAAATTTTGATATTAGTTCTACTACAACTAAAAAAGATACACGACTTAGAGCTAGATCTATTGCTATTAAAGTTGCCAACACTACAACTAATGAAGATTGGAAACTTGGTACATTTAGATTAGACATTGCACCAGGAGGTAGAAGATAATGGCAATAGGACCAGGTTTTTATAATCAAGGAGATCGAGAACTATACGCAGGAGGTTTACAATATTTACCTCAAGAACAATACAGATTAAGTTTAGGAAATAATAATCAAGTTAATAGATTAGATTTTAGTAATTTATCTAATTCTGGAATAATGTCTCAAGCACCAGTTCCATATATTTATCCACTAATTAATCAAGGTGGAGGTGAAGGTGGGGGTGGTACTACTACTGGACCTGCCACAGATAACTCTGGTTTTGATCCAGAAACAGAAGCTTATGGTTTAAGTGAGATGTCTGCAGCAGAAAAAGGTTTAACAGAGGAAGAACAAGAAGCTTTAGACGCACAAATTGCAGGACCACAGATGAGTAAATTAGGTACACTAGGTACACTAGCCTCATTTTTTACAGCTCCACTTACAACAATGGGTTTTCTTCATAGACGTAATCAAAAAAAACAAAAAGAATTAGAAGAAACAACACGACAAGCAGGTATTCAAGCAGATTTTGATAGAGCCATGGCGCAAGGCCAAGGTTTTTATGATAGTTTAAATGATGGTAAAGGTGCAAGTGTATCTCAAGAATCTAGAGAACAAGCTGGCGCTGGATATGATTCGGTAGAACAAGGATCACCTTTTGCTTACGGAGGACTAGCAAGTATTTTATAATGGCAAAGATAGTAGAATCATTAACTAGAGCAGAACCAGAATACAGCCAAAGAAATATACAATCTTTGGTTAGAGATCTTGACTCAGTAATTACAAAATTAAACAGTACATTTCAAGATGAGGTTAAACAGGAGATAGAAGCTAAAAGCTTTTTTATGGAATAATGGCAGTAGTAAACCAATACAAATTTTACGGAAAAACAACAACAGCTGCAGAGACTGTATCAATGCTTTCTCCAGCTGTTAACGAAACTATTATAATAAAATCTTTAAGAGTTACAAATAAATCAGGTTCTAATACACCTACGGTAACTATTAAAAACAATGCATTTGAGATTGTTAATACACAATCATTAGTGGCTGCTACAAGTGTAGAGATATTATCTTTACCTTTAATTGTAGAAGGTGGGACTGTGCTGTCTTACACCACAGCAGGGACGGTATCTGATGGTGTGGTGTTTGGTATTAGTTATCTCAATATATTAAAGGAGAAAATAGACTAATGGAAATAAAACAAGCAAAAGTAGAGACAACTTATAGACATAAAAAAACTGGTCAGCTTTTTAAGGAAAGAAAAGACTGGGAAAGCAAAGGTTTTAAGAACGAAGAAATGGCACAAGATGTAAAAGTTATCATGCCACCTCTTGATTTGTTCGCAAAAACCAAGTAAACATAGGAATTAAGGTAAAATTATGGCAATATCTAGAATGCAAGAACCCAGACAACAATATGG